TATTGATTATATTGTAAATACTTTCAATGTATCAATAGGAAATTCAAATTCATCCGGAATTGGGACTGTATTGGTTGGGGGAAGTTCGGCAAATTCTTCACTTATTTCAATATCATCATCACCTTCTCCAACTGCAAATATAATTTCAAGTTATAATAATAGTGAATATAATTGCTCATATTGTATTTTTAGTATTGAGGATAAAACTAATTCTCAATATCAAATTTCAGAATTTTTAACTGTTTCAAATCAAAACGAATCTTATATCTCTGAATTTGGAATTTTGCAGACAAATTCTTCTCTGGGAATAATAACCTCAGGAATATCCGGTACAAATACTGTAATTTATTTCACTCCCATTAAAAACGCAAATGTTGAGGTTAGGGTCTTTAAAGTTGATATTGGATTAAGTGAAGATTTTTCAGAAATTTCTTTGAATAATGGGGCTATTAATTATGATTATGGTAATTATAGTGGAACCGATAACGACATAGCAAAAAGTTTTAATCTAACTCATAAAAATTTACCCATATTTAAAAGATATTTTGATGGCAGCAATCCAAATATCGTTAGGGTTGCAGATAATGTTATTAGAATTCCAAATAATTTTTATGTTACGGGAGAAGAAATAACATATTTAAGTCCTGGAGATGGAACATCAAACTCAATTGGAATTGCAACAACATCTATTCCAGGAATAGGAGTTACGGACAAACTTCCATCCACATTATATATTGTAAAATTGAATGATTTAGATGTAAAAGTTGCAGCATCTTCATCAAATGCACTTAAATCAATTCCAAATATTTTAGATTTAACCTCAGTTGGTGGTATTGGAAACTCGCACGTATTTATCTCCAAAAATCAAAATAAAAAGGTAATATTGGGTATTGATAATTTAATACAATCACCAATCATTTCAACATCTTCTACAACAATACTATCAAATTCTGTTGGATTTTTTGATTCTCAAATATATGTTTCAAACACCAAATCAATTTTTGGTGGAGATCTTATTAAAATTGATAATGAGATTATGAAAATTACTGCCGTAGGCGTAGGAAGCACAAACTCTATTTTTGTACAAAGACCTTGGCTAGGTACAGGATTATCTACACACGCTTCTTCTTCTCTAGTGACTAAAGTTACAGGAAATTATAATATAATTGATAATACTTTACACTTTTCAGAAGCTCCATATGGACAAACTCCAATACAAAATCAATCAAACAGACCTGATGAAATTGACTATATTGGCATTTCAACAGGTTCTTCTTTTAGTGGAAGAGTATTTTTAAGAACAGCAGATTTTGATACATTGCAAGAACCATACAGTAATAACATTATTTTTGATGACATTTCCAACCAATTTAATGGAATAGATACTGATTTTATTTTAAAATCTAATAGTTCAAATATAACTGGAATATCCACTGATAATGCGGTTTTATTAATCAATAATATATTCCAAGCACCTTATGACCCATCTGCAACTAGTGATTATGATTTGGTGGAAACTAGCGGAATAACTTCTGTTTCCTTTATTGGATCTGCTACCTCAGTAAATTATGACATAAATTATGCAAGTATTCCTAGGGGAGGTGTCATTCTTTCTATTGCATCAACACAAGGATTTGGGTATCAACCTCTCGTTTCTGCGGGAGCGACAGCAGTTGTATCATCTGCAGGAACAATTCAATCAATTAGTATTGGAAACAGTGGATCTGGATATAGATCTGGTATACAAACTATGGTTAGAGTTGGGGTACAAACAGAAAGTGTAGGAATTCCAAATATTGAATTTATTGGAATAGCTTCAATAAGTAATGGTCGTGTAATAAGTGTTGCAATTACAAATCCAGGTATTGGATATACTTCAACAAATCCACCCATAGTAGTTTTTGATTCACCACTTTCATATTCAAATATTCCGCTAATTTACAGTTCAAAGTCTCCATCTGGAGTTGGAACTGGGGCAAAAGTTAATATCATTGTAGGTCAAGGATCGAGCGTAATTTCATTTGAATTGTCAAATCTTGGGTATGGATATAAGCAAAATGAAATTTTAACCGTCTCTATAGGAGGAACAACAGGAATTGCAACAAATACAACATTGACTTTTTCCGAATTTCAAATTTCCATTGATAACACATATTCGGATCAATTTAATGCTTGGGCAATTGGAAATTTACAGGTTATTGATTCTATAGAATCTTTATTTGATGGACAAAGAACTTCTTTCCCAATTCTTATTGATGGAAATCAAACTACAATTAGATCTAAAAAAGGATCAAATATTGATGTTCAAGCAACTCTGTTAATTTTTATTAATGATGTATTACAAGTTCCAGGAAAAGGATACATTTTTAATGGTGGAAGCACTATTAGATTTACTGAATCTCCAAAAGAAGGAGATAGGTGTAAAATTCTATTCTATAGAGGAACATCTAATGTAGATACTCAAGATGTAGACATACTAGAAACCATTAAGTCTGGAGATTTTGTAACTTTAAATAGCGATGACATTAAGTTGTCAGAAAATAATAGATTAGTTTATGATATCATCTCTTCAGATATAGTTTCTACTAATTTATATTCTGGTCCAGGAATAACTAAAAATGATAATTTGCTAAGACCACTAACTTGGTGTCGCCAAACAAATGATTTAGTCATTAATGGAAAGAAAATTGGAAAGAATAGAACAATCTATGAACCATATATACAACCAACCACAAATATTATTCAAAATATTGGAATTACATCAAATACAATTTTTGTCGAAAGTGTTAAGACATTTTTTGACAGCGAAAAAGAATATACTCACGATGGTACAACCGAAAAACCGCAAAATAAAATTTTAATCGTCTCCCAAGATTCTTTAGTTGCTGCATCTGCAACAGTAACTGTTTCTACATCAGGAACTATTACATCTGTTAATATTTCTGATGGGGGGGTTGGATATTCCACAACACCATCTATTTCAATATCCTATCCGATTGGAATAGGTTCTACTGGAGTTGCTGAGGCAAAAGCAATAATTACTAACGGATCAGTTTCATCTGTGGCAATAACCACAGGTGGATTTGGATATAACTCTATTGAACCACCCATTGTTCTCTTCGAATCTCCTAGTGTAAAATATGAAGTAATAGACAAAGTATCTTATGAGGGGGATTTCGGTATCATTACCGGAATTAAAACAACATCTGTTGGGGTTGCCTCTACTGGAATTGTATTTGATTTATTCATCCCTAAAGATTCGGTTTTAAGAAATAGTGATGTTGTAAGTGTTGGTGTTGCGACAACTGGGATTAGTGGAATAAAAACTGGATATTATTTTGTAGTCAGTGAATCAAATGTTGGAAAGGGATTAACCTCTCGAAATTCTCTAGGAGGTATAGTTGGAGTTGGGTCTACATTTATTGATAACATTTATCAAGTTGCAGCAGTTTCTATAGCACAAACTGCAGTTGCTGGAGTTGGAATTACAAATGTTACTAAGGTAACAGTAAGTGTTTCTGGATATAATGGTTTAAGTGGTCTTGGATTTAGTAATTTTTATGGGAAATATAGTTGGGGAAGGATTTCAGTACCGACTAGAAAAGATCCACAAGAATTTACATCATATGCAAATGTTGGTGGAATAACAACTTCACCAATAGTTCAAAGATTTACTAGATTAAAGTACATTGGGTATTCTACCACATAAATAGATAAAAAACTGTAAAATGTCTGCAATTATAACTGATCAACTAAGAATTTTGAATGCGAAGAATTTTGTTTCTGCTGCAATTTCTTCTACTAATTCTTATTATGCTTTTGTTGGGTTATCTAATGCAACCGATTATTCTAGTGGTTGGGATTCTAACCCACCATCACCAAAGGATAGTTTTGAGCAAGAAAATGACTATTGGGATACAATGATTGCTTTGAAAAAAATCAAAGCAAATGATGTTAATCAAGTTGTTCACAAAACAACTTGGTCTTCCGGAACAGTTTATGATATGTATCGTCATGACATCAGCAGAACAAATACTTCATCTTCTGGGGCAACTAGTTTATATTCTTCAAATTATTATGTGATTAATAGTGACTATAAAGTTTATATCTGCTTACATAATGGAACTGATCCAGAAAATCCAAGTGGAAAACCATCTTTGGATGAGCCAACTTTTACCGATTTGGAACCAAAAGCAGCGGGGGATAGTGGTGACGGTTATATTTGGAAATACTTGTATACTATAAAACCAAGTGAAATTATAAAATTTGATACTGTTAATTTTATACCGGTACCCAAAGATTGGGATACGAATAGTGAATTTGCTCCCATACGAAATAATGCAGCAAATTCTAATAATCAACTAAAAATTATTACAATTACTAATAGAGGAATTGGGATAGGAACAGCAAATAAAATTTACACTAATGTACCAATTAGCGGTGATGGAACGGGAGCAAAAGCAACCATTGTAGTTAATAATGACTCTAAAGTTGAGTCAATTACAGTTTCTATTGGAGGATCTGGATATACATATGGAACTGTAGATCTTGTTGGTGGCAATGTTCCAACTGGAACAGTAACTCCCACTTTTGATGTTATTATTCCTCCAAAAGGAGGTCACGGGTCAAATATTTATAGAGAACTTGGATCATATAATGTATTAATTTTTTCCAGAATTGAAAATGATACAGAAAATCCAGACTTTATTACCGGCAACAAAATAGCAAGAATTGGAATTGTAGAAAATCCGGAAGCATATAGTTCAATCTCTTTATTGGATCTAGAAAAAGCCAGTGCAGTTTATGCATTAAAACTTTCTGGAAGTGGATACGATACTGCCACCTTTACTTCCAATTCTAGGTTCACTCAAACAATAAGCACAGGAACAACTGCCGTTGGTAGAGTCATATCATATGACCAGACCACTGGAGTGTTAAAATATTGGCAGGATAAAAGTCTTGTCGGATTTAATACTGATGGATCTCAAAATTCTACACCGACTTATGGAATTAATTTAAATCGATTTTCTAGTTCTGTGGGAAGTGGAGGAACAACTATAATTAATGGCACTAATTTATATATTGATACGGCCTTTACCGGCATATCTACTGCAATAAATAATAGAACATATAATCTTGGACAATCTTTTACTAATGGAGTGTCCAATCCAGAGGTTAAAAAGTATTCTGGAAATATAATTTATATTGATAATAGACCTTCTATTACTAGGTCATCCAACCAAAAAGAAGATATCAAAGTCATTTTGCAATTCTAAAGAATTATGTCACAGGAAACTAATCTTAATGTCTCTCCATATTTTGATGATTTTGATGTAAATAAAGATTATTATAAGGTTTTATTTAAACCTGGATATCCTATTCAGGCAAGAGAATTGACTACACTGCAGTCAATTCTCCAAAATCAAGTCGAACAATATGGAAAACATATCTTTAAAGAAGGATCTGTAGTAATTCCTGGACAACTAAAATATGAAAATCCATTTTATGCAGTAGAGATTGAATCTTCATTTAATGGATCACCCATTTCTCTATATTTTGACCAATTACTCGGCAAAAAAATAAGGGGTTCGATAAGTGGAGTGTCGGCTGAGGTTGTTTATTTACTTAAAAATACAGACTCTGAAAGGGACAATTATACACTATATTTAAAATATTTAGAAAGCGGTGGTGACGACTTTACAAATAGGACGTTTCAAAATTCAGAAACGTTAGTATTAGAGACCCCATTAACTTATGGAAATTTTACAATTCAAGTTGGTCAAGGAGTTTGTAATACAATATCCACAAATTCAATTTCTGAAGGTTCTGCAGTTTCTGTTGCAAGTGGTGTTTATTTTGTAAGAGGTGTTTTTGCAAGAGTATCCTCTCAACTTATTATTCTCGACCAATATTCGATTGCACCATCGTATAAGATTGGTTTCAATGTTATAGAAGAAGTAGTATCTTCAGATGAAGATCCTACACTATTTGATAATGCTCAAGGATTTTCAAATTATGCTGCTCCAGGTGCTGATAGATTTAAGATTACACTGGAACTTTCTAAAAGAACACTTGATGACTTAGAAACAGATAACTTTGTAGAGATATTAAGAGTTGATAAAGGTATTCCACAATTTTTCAATAAAAATCCACAATACAATTTAATTAGAGATGAACTAGCAAGAAGAACTTTTGATGAGTCTGGTAATTATTTTGTAAGTCCCTTTACTTTGTTTGTTAGAGATAGTTTAAACGATAAAGTTTTAAGTAATGGTATATATTTTAAGAATCAAAAAACTGTAGAAGGAAATAATCCATCAGAAGATTTGATGGTCTATCAAATTGGACCAGGAAAAGCATATGTGAATGGTTATGATGTAGAAACTATTTCACCACGTCTTTTAGATGTTCCAAAGACAAGAACAACTGAGACTGTAGAAAATCAAGTTATTTCATATAATGCAGGAAGTTTGCTAGTAGTTAATAACTCATATGGGGCTCCTTTAATTGGTCTTGGTACTGATGCTACGTTGAGTTTGATGGATTCTCGTATTGGAGAATCCGCTCATGTTGCTACTGGAACAACTATTGGTGTTGCAAGAATTTATGATTTTGTTCCAGAAAGTGACTATGTTGATGATACAAGTAGATTGAACTTAAGATTGTTTGATATTCAAACATTTACTAAAATAGGTCTTACTACATCTTTTTCCTCAAATCTTACAGTTCCTACTTTTGTTGAAGGGAAGAAAAGTAGAGCAACTGGATATCTAAAGAACACTGTTTCTGCTGGAAGTACTATATTAACTTTATATGAAACTACTGGAAATTTCTTAGAAAACGAACAAATTATAATTAATGGAATTGATAATGGAAGATTAATTGATTCAGTAACTGATTATTCTGTTTCTGATATTAAATCAATATATTCTCAAGTTGGCATAACTACTTTTAATGCTGATGTCTTATTAACAAGAAGATCTTATATTGCAAAACCAGGAACCACTTTTAAT